GTATGGTGTAGATGTTCGCTACGGCATTATGTCTGGTATGAATCCAAACAATGCCATTATTGCTTTACTACAGATGCGAAGCGACAAACTGGTATCAAGAGATTATGTACGCAGAGAAATTCCTATGGAGTTAAATGTCACTCAAGAAGAGCAGCGTGTGGATATTGAAGAAATGCGTGATTCTTTGCGTCTTGCTGTTGCTCAGTATGCTCAGACCATTCCAGCACTTGCAGCCCAAGGTCAAGATCCTTCTCAGATTGTTTCTAGAATCGCCGAGGTTATTAAGGGTCGCCAAAAAGGTAAACAACTTGAGACGATAGTTGAAGAAGTATTTGCTCCAGAGCCAGCTCCAGAAGTCCCAACAGAAATGATGGGCGAACAAGTTCCAGCAGCAGGTATGGCCCCCGTTCCTGCCTCGCAGCCAACTCAAGAACAAATGGGTGCGGCCCCTGCTGCTGGCTCTCGTCCAGATATTGCTACATTACTCGCATCTATTGCAGGGTAGGGAGGTGTAAAATGAAAAAAGGTGGTCGTGCAAAGGCTCCAATGGCAAAGCCAACTGAGGGCAAGAAGGATATGAAGAAACCAGCAGGAGGCAAAGTTGCTTTTGGCTATGCTGGCAAAGCTCGTAAAGGCAAGAAGGCTTAGTTTTATAGTGAGAGGATAGAGCGTGGATAAAGATAAAGATTTCGTACCACGCTCTGTCACTCTCGCAGATTTCTTTGTAATTGTATCAGGTTTCTTTGTAAATATAGTCCGAGCTGTAGAGATGCTCGCATCAGAACTTTTAGATTTAGCAGTGTATAACGCAAATAGAACAACGAAGGTTTCCAAAGTGTGGGAACAATTTACATCAGATTTAGAAAAGATGGAGGATCCAAATGGCTAGAGGGCCTATGGCAGGTGTATCAGGACCTGGTAAATTCTCCAAGAGAACAGATGGTATGTCATTCCAGTCTACAGAATATGGCTCAGGTGTTGAGAACACTGCTAATAAAGCAGGAGCTCCACTAGCTAAAACTCCAGATGTGCGTGCAACATCTCGTAGCGAAATGGGTATGGCTCCAAGTCAAATGCAACCAGTAACTTCGCTATATGCTCCATCGCAACGTCCAGATGAACCAATTACTTCTGGTATTGCAATGGGTGAAGGTCCAGGACCAGAAGTTTTAGGAATGAATAATAATATTGATACCCAAGAAGACAAAGATAGAATGATATCTTATCTTCCAGCTCTTGAAGTAGTTGCAGCATCACCTAATTCATCTCAAGCATTTCGTAACTATGTAAGGCAACTGCGAGCTAATCTTCTATGAGTGATAGAGAAATTGCACAGAGGGTATATTCTGAAAAACTTCAAGCAAAGAATCCCTCTGCCTTTGATACTATGGGAACCTTTAATCGTTATTACAACGACCCTCGTAATCCTGCTTCGTTAGCAGCTCCTGCGGATTTTGGAAGAGCTCTACCTCCAGCCAATCGCGCTGAAGCGCAACAAACTCTTACACGCCAAGAAGAGTTAAAAAAAACTGAACAAAAAATTGGTTTCTGGGGAAATCTTTTTAAGTATATGGAGAAGGCTTACAACCTTTCAGCTCAAGCAGTTTCTTTTGGTTTACTTGTTGGCGAGGAAACTAATCCACTTTATCAGGGTAAAGGATTAGATGTAAGTAAAGTTCGTCAATCTTGGGATAAAGCTCGCACTGTATCTCCAGGTAGAGCCTTAGTAAGAACTCTTACTGGTCAGCCATTAGATCTTATAGAAGATGCTCTCAATGCAGCAACTCTAGGTAAGAGTCGCAATAAAGCAGAGAAGTTTATTAAAGACCATTTACTTTTTGCTGCTAACGACTTTGATATCTACGATAAAGAACAAGCGGAAAAGGCTTTTCGTGAGCAAACCTATGGTCGCTTCTCATCTTGGGGAACGGATGTAGTTGCTCGCTTTGTTATTGATCCTACTATTATTGTAGGTAAAGCTGTTAAAGTTGCTCGTGCTGCTAAGTATGCAGTAAAAGGAACTTCTGAACTTAAAGCGGTTCTTGCTGGAGAAAAAGTTGGACCTAGAGCAGAACGTATCAAGGCAACCTTACAAGATTTCGTAGAAAAAACAGATGACCTTACAGCAGCAGAATTATTCCGAATTAAAGCTATTCGTGAGTCTGCAGCTCCTGCATCATTCTCTGACCTTATAGCTAAGGCTAATAAGATTGAAGATGTTACTGCCCGTCACGCAGCAAAGACTGATATAGTCCAATGGGCTATGGGCGATGTTGGTGCAGCTACCCGTTTACTACAAACTAATAAAGATATAGCAGCAGATATTGCTAACCTACAAGATGAAATTGTAGGAGCTAAGTTCTTTGGTGCTGGTGTAGATAATGTTAGCGGTCAATTAACAATGGATTTAGTAAACCAAGGCGATAATCTTGAAAAGAATATTGCTATGGCTGCTCAATATGAGCAGGAACTAGCCTCTAATATCCAGAAACTAAGCGCTGAAGCAATTATTAACCCTAATATTATTCCTAGTGTAGATGCCGTATCTCGCATAAGGACAACAGCCTTTAGAAGTCAAGGTCTTATTGACCTTCGTTCAGGTGCTGCAAGCACTCCGCTACGTATTATTACTGGATTTGCCTATAAGCGTCCTAAAGGTTGGATTGATTTTACTGATAATCAGTCATTACAGACTGTAGATAATCTACTTAGCAGAGTTCGTGGCGTATCTGATAAACAAGAAAAACTTTATCTTGCTAATATTTCTAAATTAGAAAAAGATTTACTTCTTACAACTGACGAAACTCAAAAGAAAATCATAAAAGCTAAAATAGATGCCAATAAGCGTAGCATTGAATTATCAAAATTTACTGTTGAACGCAAGAATGAATTGTTTGATAAGTATGTTGCTACAGTAGATCCTATACAAAGAGCTAATGTCTATCAAGAAATAGAGCGAGAGCTCTTTGATACTGTCGCTCGTCAGTTTGGATACACTAATCCTGAAGATGTACGTAGGGCTTGGGCTACTTTTGCAGGAGCAAGAGCTAGAGCACATAACTTAATTCGTGAACGCGCCTATACTGGCGCTATAGACCCTGCTACTGGTGGTCCAGTAGGTGGAAGATTAACACCTATTGAAGGTATTGATGGTACTCAGCTAGTTATTCCAATGCCTTTAACTGAATCTCAACTGTTAAAAGAACTACCAACCCTTGATATTGATGGTATGTATGGCGCTTTGACTAAAGCAACTCGTGCAGCTCGCTTTGAAGCACTAGGTCCTGTTTATGCTTTCCAGCGCGGAGTTGGAGAATTAACTCAAAGCATTGATTCCTTGATTAAGTTTGAGGTTTTAGCTCGCGTTGGATATCCAATACGTAGCGTTACTGAAGGATTCTTACGTATTGCCAACACTGTTGGCGCTATGGCTATCTTAAACCGTACAGGAATAGGCGTTAAGAATATAGTTCAAAACAGATTCAAAGATGCTAAGCCTACTGAGATAATTGATTATCTAGATAGCGTTAAACTTAACACCAAGAAATCTGAACTTCTTGCTGGCATTGATGATGCCGATAATCCAGAGTTAATTGAAAGACAAATTGCTGAAATTGATGCAATGCTTGACGGTAGAATAAAGATTAAAGACAAGTTTGGTCTAGGTCTTCGTGAGATAAAGATTGGTGATGAAGTTATCACCTACGAAGATGCTTTCGGAGCTACCCCTGCTAAGGCTAAATACATTCAACAAAGATTTATTGTCAACGCAGCTACCCTAATGGATAATGCTTTTAGCGAATCATCTAGTAAACTACGCAATGCCACTGAACTTAGTGGAGATTGGGTAGTTATCAAAGGCACAGATGAGAATTGGGCAGAGTCCTATGCTCGTGTAGTTAATCGCCAACTGCGAGGATCTAAACTTGCATCTATCTTATTAAAAGATGCTCCTAGGGAGCAAGTTATGAACAATGCAAAGATGTTCCTTCTTAAAGATCCAGAAGGCCGACAGATATTAAAGAACCTTGCTCTAGGTCGTAACGTAGATGAGTTAGTAGAGGCCAATATGCAAAATATTGAGTCGCTGTTTCCATCATATATTAGCCCTGCATTAAGGGCTATCGCTGCTAAACGTAATATAACAGCAGATGATATTGCTAAGTATATACCAGTAGCTGGTCGTCCAGATGTAAACGCAGCTCAAGTAAAGACTGCTCTTGGTCGCGGTGCTCCTATGCGTATCTGGTCTAACTTCCTAGATAACTTTTACAAGGGATTCGGTGAATTACCTGAAGCAACCCTTGTTCGTAATCCATTGTTTGTAGATTTATACCGTAAGCGTATGGATGCTTTAGTAAAGAATGCTATTGATGAGTACCCTGGAGACAGTATTCCACCAGAGTATTTACGTAGCTTAGAAAACAAATCTCGCCAATGGGCTAGAGCTGAAATGCGTAGAACTCTTTACGATACATCAGAACGTGTGGATGCAGCATCTACTATGCGTTATATTTTCCCATTCTTTGGTGCATTTGCTGACGTTGCTGAAAAGTGGGGTCGCATTATTCTTAACGACCCATCAACTATCCGTAAACTAGAAACAGTTTATGATTCTCCAGACCGCAATGGTATGGTTGAAGAACGCAATGGAATTAAATACATTAACATTCCTGGTGAGTGGGCTAAGTTCCTACGTCTTGATCCAGGTGAGCGTCCAATCTCAATTCCAAAGCCATCATTAAACCTTATCTATCAAGGTAATGCTTGGTGGAATCCAGGTGCTGGATGGTTTGTTCAGTATCCATTATCATCTATTTTGAAGAAGTATCCCGAAAAAGAAACCAATAAGGTTATTAGAGAAATCCTTCCTTATGGTCCACAAGATACCCGTATAAGAAGTTTTCTTATCCAGAACGCAGCGTTCCGCCGTGCTTTAGATGGCTTTGACCCAGAAAGTCCATTACGTTCTAACCTAACAGTACTTGTAATGGCAGAAGAAAGCCATAAGTATGCTACAGGTCAGCGCGATAAAGCTCCATCTCCTGATGAAATCAATAACAAAGTAAAATTTATTATTGGTCTTGATGTAGTATCTAGAGCGTTGCTGCCTTTTGCTACCCAGACTCGCAGTCCTTATCAGTTCTGGATTGATGAATACCAGCGTATGCGCGGAGAAGACCCAATAAACGCTGCTGAGAACTTCTATAACAAATATGGTGATGAGTATTATTACTTTACAACTAGCCTTTCTAGGAACTATACAGGCGTAGCTGCAACAGTTGAGGCTGATAAGAGAGCAAAGCAATTAAAAGACCTTATCGCTACCAATCCAGAGTATGGCTGGTTCTTGGTTGGAGATGCTAATGCTGGTGAATTCTCGCCTACTGTTTATCGTAAGCAGAGAGAACAGGCAGTAGCTCCTGGTTCTACTCAGAAATTCCGTGAAGCCCAAGATCCATACGATGCTATTCAGGATACCAATGCAGAGCGTGGTTGGATTCTTTACAACAAGGCTATGGACCGTATTGAAGTAGAGCGTGTAAATCGTGGTCTTAAGAGTCTAGAGTCTAAAGGCGCTGAGGATTTGAAACAGTTAAAAACTGATTTTATTTCTGCTCTGTCTAAAGAAAATCCTGACTGGTCTGCAGTGCGAGGTAAGATTGATACCCGTAAGGTTATGAACTTCCTGACATTTGCTAAGAAGGCAACTTCTGATCCTAGGCTTTCACCTCGCAATGATATGAAAACTATGGCTGATTATCTAAAGGGTCGTCAGTATGTTGTTACATTATTATCGCAACGTAAATCTAAAAATATTAACAATGAAGAAAATGCTGATCTAAAAGAACTATGGAGTGCTTTTACTGGTGCTCTTATTGATAGAGATGTTACGTTCAATAGAGTCTATACGCGTATTCTTGAAAATGATACTTTGTTAGAAGGGCTATAATGGGTGACTTTGTAGAAAATTTTTTCAACAACTATGGTAATACAGCATCTGCTGCTGGAACTTATGTGAACAAAGTTTATCTTGGCTCTCAAAAAGTTCCTGGTTATACAACTCCAAGTCCTACAGGTGGCACATATACTGTTGAGCCAACATCTAAAGACCTTACAGAGACTATAACCCAAGCCCAAGCTCGCTACTTAACGGATGCTCAACTACGTGAAAAGTGGAATACAGCTTTGCGTAAAAATGGATTTAGCGCAGACCCTATTCAAGCTCGTGCCTTATGGGACTTATCTGTAGATGGCGCTTCTGACTGGTATTCCACATCTAATGGCCAGCAAAAGATTACCCCAGAGCAATACCTTGGTTGGTATTCAAGCGGTAAAAAGAAGAAGGGTCCAGCCCTTCCTACCCGTCAGGTATATCAGGTAACTGAAGATGAAATTTCTGCAGACATTGATGATCTCTTACAGAAAAAAGCAGGGCGCACTTTACAAGACTCTGATAAGGATATGGGCTGGTATCAAGATCTAGTTAAGAGTATCGGCAATCTTTACGGCGAAGGTATTGTAACTACTGTTAAAGAAGTAAAGAACCCTAAGACTGGTAAAATGGAGAAGGTTGTTGCTCAGGATCCAGGCTTTTCTAAAGAACAAATTGCTGAAAAAATTACTTCTACAATAGAAGCAGAAGATCCTGCATCTGTTCAGCGTAAACAAAGAATTGATAATACTAAATGGCTATTGTCACGAGGAGGTAAAGGCTGATGGCTAAACCTTCTTACCTCACCGACAACGGGTTAATCGCTCTTTCTGAAACAGAGTGGGCTAGTAAACAAGGAGATGGTACACCACAAAATCCATTTACGGTTATATTAGACGGAACTAAAAAACGAATTAAATTAACTGGAACCATAGATACATCCGCAAAAAAAGGTATGCAAAACGATAATATCGTAAATGGTGTTATTGTAAAAGGTAAAACACAGTCACCTATAGCATTAGATACTACTGAGATAGTTGAAACTCCTACAAGTTCATCAAATACTTCTACAAATAAAAATACCGTAGACGTTCGCACTAAGTATGGAATTGGTGAGGCTTTATTAAATCACCCAATCTATGGCGCTGAGATTAAAAAAATCTTTGCACTACTTGATGCTGGTAAATTAGCTGAAGCAGAAGAAGAATACTTTAAGTCTAGTTGGGGTAAGTTAGATGGAGATGCTCAAGAACGCATCCTTATGCAACTTGAGAATGATAAACTCTACAAAGAGAAACTTAAAAACTGGAAAATTGGCATTAAGCGTGCTCTTGCTTCTCGCGGTCTTAAGGCAGATGATGCAACCCTTGACAAGTATTATTTAGACGGTATTGATGATGCAACTATATTTGATGAACTTGCTGGCGGCATATCTGCTAAAGGTGCAGCAGGTGAAATCGGTGATGCTTTATCTAGTCTACGTAGCGTTGCCCGTGCTAATGGTTTCAACTTAGAAAAAGACTTTGGCTTGCAGTTAGATGGCTGGCTACAGCGTATATCTAAAGGTGAATCTCTTGATGATTTTTCCCGTATTATCAGACAGCAGGCTAAGTTAGGTTTACCTGAAAAGGTAGGAGCCTTACTTGATGAAGGTCTAGACCTAGATAATATCTATGCTCCATATAGAACTCGTATGGCTAATCTGTTAGAGCTAACTCCAGATGCTATTAGCCTAGATGATCCGCTACTGCGTAGCGCCTATGGACAAGACAAAGAAATGTCTTTATATGATTTCCAACGTGCGGTCCGTAAAGACTCACGTTGGCAGTATACCGATAATGCTAGACAAGAAGTATCTAGCGTAGCTCTTAATGTACTTCGTGACTTCGGATTCCAGGGGTAGATAAATGGCAGAAGATGAAGATATCCGCAGAGCAAGAGCTCAACGAGCAAGAATTGATACTAACGCTTACTATGTACGTGACCCTAAGACTGGCCTTAGCCCTGCCCAAGTAGAGGCAAACCAAGCTATCGCAGAGGCTGCTGCGTCAACAGGCAAACCAGTAATACCTGGAGCAACTGGCACAAGCGCTACTGCTGATAGAGTTTCAGCAACTCCAAATCGTTACTATAATTATTTTACTGGTGAATATGTATCAAGCCCAGACCTTATTAAGCCACGCACTGGTATGGGTGGCGCAGAGTCTGGTGGGGGGACTATTGATACAGGACAGTTTGGTAGTAATCAATTCACTGGTTCTACAGGTCCTACTGGTTCTAATGTAACTATAGTTTCTACTTACACAGACCCAGTTACTGGCGATGTTATTGCTGTCTATTCTGATGGTAGTACAAAAGTATTATCAAAAGGAACTAAAGCAGCAGACGCTGCAGCCAAGGCTACGGCTGATGCCCTTGCTGCAAAACAAGCAGCAGATGCAGAAGCAGCAAAAAAACTTAAAGCTGGTCAATCTGCATACGATTTACTATTTGCACAGTTTGACCGTTATGGCCTTGGCGCTCTTATAGAGCCACTTAAAGGTTTTATTCAAGATGGTTTATCTGAGGCAGAGTTTACTCTACGTCTACGCGATACCGATGCCTACAAGAAGCGCTTTGCTGCTAACCAAGTCCGTATTAAAAATGGTCTTCGCGCCTTATCAGAGGCAGAGTATATTTTAGAAGAAGATAAATACCAAGATGTAATGCGCCGTTATGGATTACCTGAGAGTTACTACACACGCGGCGATATGGGTCGTCAAGAAGGATTTGAAAAACTAATTGGTGGAGATGTATCTCCCGTTGAACTAGAAGACCGTATCCAGACTGCACAGAACAGAGTAGTCAATGCTAATCCAGAAGTTTCTAGAGCGCTCCGTGAGTTCTATCCTGAGATTACTGGTGGAGACATTCTTGCTTATGCACTAGATCCCTCAAAGGCTATTGAAAATATTAAGCGTAAAGTCGGTGCTGCTGAAATCGGAGCAGGTGCAATGCAAGCAGGTCTTAAGACTGGACTTGCCAGAGCAGAAGAACTGCAACGCTATGGCGTTACCAAAGAGACAGCTCAACAAGGCTTCGGAACTATCGCTAGTGGCCTAGAGCGTGGTCGCCAACTATCAAACATTTATCAACAACCTACATATACTCAAGAAGTAGCAGAGACAGAAGTCTTTGCCCTACCTGATGCTGATAAAGCACGCCGTCAAAGGCGCAAGCTAGGACAACTTGAGACAGCCACCTTCAGTGGAAGCACTGGAATGACTGGTGGAGCACTAGACCGCGAACGCGCTGGTCAATACTAAAGCCTGCTAACAGAACGACTGGCCTGTTAGAGAGACACCAAGACCAGTAGTAGAAGCCATACAGAAATCCCCCGAATCTGTATGAGGTCTACGTAAACTAAAAAAGAAATGGGAGAAGGACCTATGTCCAACTACGACTACGAAGATGACGACTTTGATACACCATCTAACGATGGTAATGATCTCGTCAAACAGTTGCGAAAAGCAAATAAACAAAAAGAGAAAGAACTAGCTGAACTAAAAACTCAGTTTGACTCTATCTCTAAATCCAACCGTGAACGAGCAATCAAAGATGCGCTTGCTAGTCGCGGGGTAAACAGCAAAATTGCTGCATTTATCCCACAGGATATAGACCCAACTGAGGAGTCTGTATCAAAATGGCTGGAAGATTATGCCGATGTATTCGGCTATGAAACCCAGTCTAACCAGGCAACGCCTAATGTAGATCCAAAGCAGGCTGCTGCATATCAACGGATGACTAATGCTGTAGAACAGGGAATTACTCCTGAGTTCCAAGCAGACGTTCATCGTAAGTTGATGAATGCAAGTAGCCGTGAAGAACTGGATGAAATTATTAGGTCGTCTGGTCTCTAAGACCGAACCTATCCGAAAGGTAAAATAAATGGCAATTCCTACAGGTACATTGACACAAATTTCGTCAATGCAAAACCTTGTACAGAGTGCGTACGATCAGTATGTTCGTATGGCTCTTCGCTCCATCCCAGTGATGCGTGCGTTGGCTGATGTTAAGCCAGTACAGCAAGCAATGCCAGGTTCGTCAGTTGTATTCTCCATTTACTCAGATCTCTCAACAGCGACTGGTACATTGACAGAAACTTCTGATGTTTCCTCTATTGCTCTTGGTAACCCTTCACAGGTTACTGTAACACTTAATGAGTACGGCTCAGCCGTAACAACAACCAAGAAGTTGAATCTAACTTCTTTCAACGATGTTGACTCAGCTCTTGCTGACATCATTGCATACAACGCTGCAGATTCTATTGACTCTGTAGTAGCAGCCGTTCTAACTGGTTCCACAGGAACTAACGTAATCTACGGTGGAGCCGCAACTGGCACCAACTCTATTACATCCTCTGGCACCATCACTGCTGCTAACATCCGTAAGGCTGTTGTTCAGCTTCGCAGCAACAAGGCAGTTCCTCGCATTGGCGATCTATATGCTGCATATCTACACCCACGTCAGTCTGCTGACCTCCGTGCCGAATCAGGCACTGG